TTCCAAGGCGTTAGCCAAGCCACACGTGCAGTCTTACATGATGCAAAGGGTGAGAGATGAATTGGGAGCAAAGGCGACCCAAGCCCTCCACCAAGTGACGCGACTGTCAGCCAATGCGAAATCAGAGTATGTGCAGCTTGAAGCCTCCAAGGATTTGCTGGACAGGGCAGGATTGAAAGCCCCTGAGAAGCATATGCATTTACATGCTGGAGACATCAAGGTCGAGATTGACTTGGGCTAATACACCCCTTGAAAGAGCCGGGCAAAAACGGGCGTAAATCTAGCGTGGTGACTCAGTGTAGATGGGGGGTGGGGCAAAAAACGGAGACGTTCTATCTATATCAGGTCTCCAACAAACATTATTTCCTCTCAAGGCTCTACAACATTCCCCCTTCTCTTTCGCTGATAAAGAACGTATAATCGGGGCTGAAATTTTTTTTAGGTCAAAAGGTTCGTTATGGCTTTCAAGATAATCCCAGCTAACGCTGTTGCTTTTGCTAGATTCAATCTCGGCAACAAGATTACCAATGCGTTAGGTGTTGAGGTTGCCAGCCAGACTGATATGAACCTTTCTTTGCTAGATGAACCTGCTAAAGATGTATTGCGTGAGGCTGTTGCTAATGCACGCAAGGCTGGTAGAAACTATGTTGAGTATAAAGACTATCCGGCTATGGCCTCCGGGGAACGCCCCGAAAAATTTTATAGCGGTAAAAGGTCTGCAAGAAACTACTTCGATCTTTATGTAGAGTCGGCAACCGACCCTGTATTTGAAATGTTTACCTCTGTTGGTGGCTTTCGTTTCCAAGATTCTCCCGATGGCGGCTTTGTTATTCCGAATGATCCGTATGACTTTGATCGCTCCAAGTCTTCCAAGAGTCGGAAGGCTAAAGATGATTATTCAAAAGCTGTGTATGCTGCGCAAGACATAGACCAAACCTATAGATTTTCTTTATCAGGAACTATCCCCCCTAAAGGCGGGAGTAAATTAGACACTAACTATATCGCTAAGTTTGTTCGTGCTGCATACGATACTGTTTCTGATACTCTCCTTGCTGGAGGAAAGATTTTAGATAAACAGACTCCGTATGAGTTTAACGCTATTATGCGCGAAGGGATTGATCGCTTTGTTGCTGCACTGCCGGAAGTTCCTGAGATCATAGATTTGGCCGAAGTTGATTTCCCAGATATGCCAAACCTCCCTGAGTTTGTTTCAGATCTACAAGCTAGGGTTGTAAATACTGGCTACAATATTTCCAACAAGGTTGCTAACGGGTTTGATATTGACTTCAATGTTCCCCGTCTTGATGTAGACTTTGGTGACATACTCGATGTTGACTTGGACTTTGATGTTGAGCGTCCCCGGCTTCCTGTTGCAGCACTAAGCACAGATCGTTTGGCTCAAGCTAAAGGTGCGGTGGAAAGCGCTTTTGAGGCAATGAAGTCAGCAGACCCAGAAGATTTAACATTCTCTCAAGCATTTGCTAGAAACCGCAGCGCAGGAAAAGATCAGTTTGAGTGGCGTGGCGACATGTATCATACTCGTTATCAGGAGGAGATGGATGTCCAAGAAGCGTGATCCCAAGCTTGTTCGTGCTGGAGTGAAGGGTTACAACCAGTGCAAAAGAACTCCAAACCACCCAAAGAAGTCTCATGTGGTGGTTGCAAAGGTAGGAAATAAAACAAAGCTTATACGTTTTGGTGAGCAAGGCGCTAAGACTGCTGGCAAGCCCAAAGCCGGAGAGTCGGAACGTATGAAGAAAAAACGCGCAAGCTTCAAAGCGCGTCACAGAAAAAACATTGCCAAAGGCAAGATGTCTGCGGCATACTGGGCTGATAAATGTAAATGGTGATTTAGATGGATTTCAAACTCACATCTCCTAAAAGTTTGCTTGAATCTGTAAGAAAAGACTTTGCAGACTCTGTTGAAGAAAAAGCCATGACTGCTAGTGCTGCTGCTCAAGGCGGCGCTGCACAATCAGGCGGCGGCGGTTTGCCCGGCGGTATGACGCGCGGCAAAGCACGTCGAATGTTTGATATTGCACGAAAGCAACTTGGAGAAGAGGTTAAGGCTGCTAAAGAAGCTATCAGTGCTATGGATGTATCCAAGCAAAGGAAAGCGGTTTTAGATAGGCAACTAAGCAATCAGGCTATTAAAACCCAAAGTGAGTTAAAAAGTTTATTGGGGTTTAATAAGTAATGCCTAACGTAGCTGGAAAGAAATACCCATACACCCCTGCTGGCATCAAGGCGGCGAAGAAAGCTGCCGCCAAGAAGAAGCGGGAAAAGAAGTCTTTGTTGAAAGGATACGGCAAATGAGCAAACTTTATAAGATTGATGGCTCTGAGTTTATTGGTAAAGATTATTTCGTTCTGCCTGATGGTCGCCCCCATTCAGGTAAGTCGTTTACGAAAGATAGCATCCGTTTGTTTACGGAAGAAGAACTCGCTGATCGTGGCATTGACGCAGTAGCGCATGTGCCGGAAAAGCGCGTGAAGAAAGTTAAAACAAAAAACACCCCCACCTCCTTGCGTAAGTTGAAGGAAGAAGAGAATGGCGGTTAATGCGGCGGGAAACTATACCAAACCTCGCATGAGGAAGAACCTGTTTGAAAAAATTAAACGGGGTGGTAAGGGCGGCGCGCCGGGTCAGTGGTCTGCGCGCAAGGCTCAGATGCTTGCTAGAGAATACAAAGCTAAAGGGGGCGGCTATACGTCCTAATGGCACTCGCGAAAAGCCAGAAGTCGCTGCGCGCTTGGACAAAGCAAAAGTGGCGAACCAAATCAGGTAAGCCCTCAACTCAAGGGCCGAAAGCTACTGGTGAACGCTACTTGCCAGAGAAAGCCATCAAAGCACTTAGCGATGAAGAGTATCGCAGAACTACCGCAAAGAAACGTGCGGCTCGTCGTGCTGGCAAACAGTTTTCTCAACAGCCTAAATCTATAGCTGAAAAAACACGGGCGTATCGTCGTGCCTAAGATTGCCACTATATTGGTTGCATCCGTTCTATTGGGCGGCTGCGCTGATATGGTTTACGGCAAACGCAACATTGGATTGGAGCAAGAGGCTGTGAACAATGCAATCAATCTTTGCAAGAAATTTGGTCACACTGTAGATACGAAAGAGTTTACGCGCTGCGCTGAACAGCGTTACGATGAGTATATGATCAACCACAGGTAAGTCATGGATAAGAAAGAACTGCGTAAGCAACGCAAGAAAGCAATCAAAATGCAGAACAATAGTTCTCGCAAACTATCATTTGCAGAAGCCTTGCAAGAGGTAAGGAAGGTTATGGATGAGTTTCCTACACACAATAAATGAGGAAGAACGCCGCATTCTTAGAACGATTGTAAAGAAGGTGCATCTAAAACATCACCCCAAAGAGTTTTGCACTGACTATGAGGCAGATAAACTTATATCTATTATTGCGCCTGAGGTAGTCGAAAAGCTTCTCAAGGTTGGCGTGGATAACAAAATTGACAACATTTAAGTATAAACCTGATGGTGATGTCCTAAAGGAGTTTATGAAGGATGATACTTTCTTTCGTGGCATTCGCGGTCCTGTTGGGTCTGGTAAGTCTGTTGGCTGTTGCGTTGAAGTATTTCGCCGGGCATTAGCACAGCAGAAAAACGAGGAGGGCATACGCCGTTCTCGCTGGGCTATCATTCGGAATACAAACCCGCAGCTTCGGACTACTACAATTAAGACTTGGCTCGATTGGTTTCCAGAGAACCAGTGGGGTAAATTTCAATGGTCTGTGCCATATACACACCACATTAAGCAAGGCGACCTCGATCTAGAGGTAATCTTTCTGGCTCTTGATAGACCAGAAGATGTAAAGAAACTGCTATCGTTAGAACTTACAGGCATCTGGATTAATGAGGCTAGGGAAATACCCAAGTCTATTATTGATGCTTGCACGATGCGTGTCGGACGTTTCCCATCTATGCGTGAAGGCGGGCCGAGTTGGACGGGGGTAATTGCAGATACTAACGCTCCAGAGGAGGATCATTGGTGGCCTATCATGTCCGGCGAAGTCCCAGTCCCAGATCATATACCCGCAGAAGAGGCAAGAATGCTTGTCGCCCCAGACAACTGGAAGTTCTACACTCAACCCGCAGGAATGAAGGAAGAAAAGGACAAGGATGGCAGCGTCATAGAATACCTTCCAAACGAGAGTGCCGAAAACCAAAAGAACATGTTGAAGAGTTACTACTCGAATCTGATACGGGGGAAAACGAAATCATGGATAGACGTTTACGTAATGAATCGCCTTGGAGCGATTAATGAAGGGAAGCCGGTATATCAAATGTTTGCACCAGACTTACACATCGCTAAAGAAGAAATACCAGTCGCATCGGGAGTTCCCGTTTTTGTCGGTCTCGATTTTGGTCTTACTCCTGCTGCTGTCTTTGGGCAGCGGGTTCGTGGTCGGTGGCTTATCCTCCAAGAGATTGTCGCATTCGACATGGGAATCGTGCGATTCTCAGAGTTACTCCGGCAGGAGATTGCTACACGTTATAGCGGGTGTGAGGTAAATATCATTGGTGACCCTGCTGGTGACTTTCGCGCGCAAACTGACGAAAGCACCCCGTTCCAAGTATTGCGTGGTGCTGGTTTGATTGCACGACCCGCACAATCCAACGATGTTTCCTTGCGTATTGAAGCCGTAGCTGGCACACTAAATCGTTTGGTCGAAGGCAAGTCAGGTATCTTAATGGACCCGCGCTGCAAGGAGTTGATCAAAGGTTTTGAAGGTGGCTATGGGTATCGGCGTATGCAAGTGTCCGGCGAGCGTTATGATGACAAGCCCGATAAGAATAGGTTCTCTCATATACATGATGCGTTACAATATCTAATGTTAGGTGGTGGTGAAGGACGCGAAATCCTCGGAAATAACAAGACCGCTAAACCATTTACTATGAAGCGGGACTTTGATATATTTACACGGAAACCCAAGCAAACGAAACAAAGTTTTTGGAATAGGATGAAATAATGGGCAGACCTACTGGTGGAGATGCAGCGCGCAAAGAAGCGGCTAGGCAAAGCCTTATGCAGAAGTATAATCTTGGTGCTGGTCTAGATCCAAAAACAAAAGAACTTGCCGATAGACTTTACAAACCCGCGCCGACTGGTTATCGAGGAAGCAGAAAGCTTGGCGGTGAGCAGGATCAACAAAAAGCCTATCAAAGAAACGTAGACTTTATTAGTAAATACTCTATCCCAGAAACTATGTTTGCCGAAGCTGCTGCTGCTGGTGTTGACCCAAGAACTATTGAATCTTTAAGAAAACAATCCGATAAAGCTAGAGCAGATGCTTTAGAAATACGCCGTAAATCTGGCGCGCCGGGTATGGTTGGCGCAATGTATAGCAGCAGATTAAAAAATATTGGAAATACCATTGGCTTGCTTGCGGCAGACTTACAAGGACAACTCAAATCAGATGTCCAAAAGCAGCCTGAGTTCCAAGAGATTCGTCGCCGTAGACAAGAACAGGTAGAGCAAGCTACTGTTGGTATGCAACGCAAACGTGGTAAAGCATCTTTGCTGTCGGGTGAGGCTGGTGGTGCTGGTTTCTTTCAGAGGTATTTTGGATAATGGCTTTTCAAGGCGCGGTTGAATCGTATAGAAAACAAAGAGAGTTTATTAAATCAGCCCGTGATGCTGGGGTTGATCCACGCACTATTGAGTATTTTGAAACTGCTCGTAAGGAAGCTTCTGCAGCGCAAAAACGTTATGAAAAAACACTAAGGAAAAAGAAGCGTGGAATAGCTGGCGCGTTTAGAAGGCTTGGTGGCGGAGGCACTATTGAAAAGTATCGTGATCTCGCACAAAAAGCACGTCTTGAAGTTGAGGATTTAAGGAAAAGCTTATTAAGCGACATTGCAAAACAAGGTGAACTGCAAGCAATACGGCGCAAACGTAAATCTGCCGTAGAAGAAACTATTTCTGGTATGACGCGAAAGCGTGGTAAGGCTTCTCTCTTATCTAGCCCTGCTGGTGGTGCAGGATTTTTTGAAAGGTATTTTACCTAATGCACGAAACAGCTAAACATTACATTAAGAAATACGAAACTGCACGAACTCAAAGAACACCTTTTGAGGACTTGTTTCAAGAGTGCTATGACTATGCCTTGCCACAGCGCGAGGGCTTTTATTTTAATGCGCCGGGTCAACGCCGCGATGACCGCATCTTTGACGAGACTGCGGTAGTCGGCGTTCAAGAGTTTGCATCGCGCTTGCAGTCTGGCCTTGTTCCTAACTTTGCACGTTGGTCTGACTTGGTTGCTGGTTCGGAAGTTCCAGATGAGGAGCAAGATGAAATAAACAATAGCCTTGATGAGGTTACTGAATATATTTTTGAGATTCTTGCAAACAGCAACTTTGCCCAAGAGGTGCATGAATCATTTATGGACTTGGCTGTCGGAACTGGGTGCTTGCTGGTGGAAGAGGGTGATGCAGTAAATCCAATCCGCTTTAGCGCAATCCCCCTTCCTAAGGTCGTGCTTGAGAACGGGCCGGATGATCGAATCGACCACGTATATCGTGAGCGTGAAGTGCGTCACTCTGATATTAAGATTGTCTATCCAAAGGCAAAGCTGTCGCAAAAGACGCAGGATATGGCATCCAAAAAACCCGACGAGAAATGTAAAATTCTTGAGGTTGTATGCCGCTTGTATGACAAACCCAACCAAGAGCGTTACGGATACTATGCTATCGACAAGACTCACGGCGAGTTAATCTACCAAGAAATCTTTGAAGGCGTAGGCAGTAATCCGTTTATTTGTTTCCGTTGGTCGAAAGCCTCTGGCGAAGTATATGGTCGCGGTCCGTTGGTAAATGCGCTGTCTGCAATTAAGACAACCAATCTTACAATCCAGCTTGTGCTAGAAAATGCACAAATGGCAATCTCTGGTATCTACCAGATGGATGATGACGGGATTATCAATGTCGATACTATCAACCTTGTGCCGGGAACTGTTATACCTAAAGCGCCGGGTTCAGGCGGTTTGCAGCCGATTGCTGCTGCCGGAAGCTTTGATGTTGCTAATCTTGTTCTTAACGACATGCGCTTGAATATCAAACGTGCTTTGTATAATGACATGCTTGGTGATCCTAACCGCACCCCCGCTACTGCTACTGAAATTGCAGAACGCATGGCTGACTTGAGCCGCCGAATTGGTTCTGCCTTTGGTCGCTTGCAAGCAGAAATGGTGCAGCCAATTCTACAGCGTGTAGTGTATATTTTGCGGAAACAAGGCCGCATTGAACTTCCAACAGTTAATGGTCGCGAAGTAAAAATACGGAGTGTATCTCCTTTGGCGCAAGCCCAATCTAATCAGGACATCACAACTGTTGCTCGTTTCCTAGAACTGGTAGGCGGTAACTTCGGGCCGGACATGGTTAATCTTCTTGTGGACTCAGAAGAAGCTGCCGTGTATTTGGCCAAGAAGTTTGGTGTCCCAGATAATCTTATTCGAGATGAAGCTGACAGAGAACAAATTCAGCAAATGCAACAAATGATGGCGCAAATGCAGCAGCAAGGCGGTGTGGTATAAATGTCACATATTGGAGTAGACGGGTATCCTCGCCCGCAAAAAGAGGATGAAAAAATCTCGCAAGACA